GCGAGTTCTCAAACGAAGAGCTGAACGTCCTAGGTGATGCCCTCAAATACGCTCGTGCTCAATTGGGACGACAGGTCAAGCGTTCCATCAGTATAGGCGACAATGTCAACTTTACCAGCACTAAGACTGGCATGAACTACACCGGCACTGTGACCAAGATCGCCATCAAGTATGTCACAGTCCGTACGGTACAGGGCATGTGGAAAGTGCCAGCCAATATGCTGACTGTCATTTAATGGTTGACCCTAAATTACATTAATTGTATACTGTTATTATCGTAAACGAAACGGAGCAGGAAATGGAACTTACCCAAACCCAAGTTAATGTTATTGTAACAGAAGCTAAACAGGCAGCACAACAGGCCGCCCGAAAGTTTTTTAACGAAAAGCTGGGTGGTCAAGATCAGTACGCCTGTGGCTTTGCCTGGGTTGAGATCTACGGTGTAAAAGGCAACACTAAGTTGGGCAAGATGTTGAAAGCCGCTGGCGTCAGTCAAAATTACAACAAAACATTCCAGATCTGGAATCCCAGCGAAATGGGTGTACAGAATGTGGACACGCTAGAGGAAGGTGCTCGTGCGGCCGCAGAAGTGTTGACCAAATACGGTTTCCGTGCATATTCCGGTTCACGCCTGGATTAAACGGTCGACCCTAAATTCGATTAATTGTATACTGTTATTAATGTAAACAAAACGGAGTAAGAAATGGATATCAATCAAATCAAAACTGCTATTATGTTAAACGGTTATAGCAATGCTGACCTAGACAGTCTCGGCGAAGCTATTAAATATGCCCGTGCCCAACTCGGCAAGGAAGTCAAACGTTCAATTCGCGTAGGCGAAACAGTTAAGTTTACTAGCGCACGAGATGGCGTTACATACAACGGTGTTGTTCGCAAAATCAACATCAAATACGTTATTGTAGATACTGTGCGCGGCGGGTACAAAGTCCCAGCCAATATGCTAACAGTTGCGTAAACGGTTGATCCTAAATTCGATTAATTGTATAATAGTAGTACAGTAAACAAACAGGAGTAGATTATGTCACTATACGAAGTCACTTATGAGATTTTGACCGAAGAACGTACTGACAGCTTTTTGGGCTCCGGTAATACTACTTTGTCAAATCTTAAAACTATGGTTAATGCCAATGGTGTTAACCAAGCCATGGAAATGGTACAAGCAATGAACGGCGGATGGGCACGTTGCCGAGCTGTTTGTGCATACCCAATTGGCTAAACTGAATTCACATTGTGGTTGACAATAAAATCGAAGTCAACTACAATTTGGATATGCTGAGTGTGTCAGCATAGTATTTTAACTTTCTTTTAAACTTATGGAGTTTTACAATTATGTCTAATCTGTTCAAAGTTGGTGGTGTTTCTAAAACTAAAGGTCAATACAAAGTTCGTTTTGCCAACGATATGACCCGTGTTAAAATTCTGGCAAAGACTGACTCGGATATCAATCTAGTTGAGCTGCCGTCAGCAATGACCAAGCCTGAGTTGGCTGTATATCTCAAGACTACAGAGCTGTATGCTAACGCAGAGTATCGTGCCGCAATTGATGCAGCCGATGCCAAGTACAACGGTGTTGTTGTTGCCAAGGCTACAAAAGTCAAACCTTCGCTTGAGGCTATCAAAGCTCGCGCAAAAGCAGAAGCGTCTGAATAATTTGAGGGGCAAGACACTGGGTGTAAGCCCAGACTGTAAGCCCCCTCAATATGTTTAAACATATTTGATTTTGACAAGTGTGTTTAAACATATTAACGGGAGATATTGTGGCTGTTTATAAACTTAGTACTTTATACAAAAAGTCTGCCGAAGAAAGAACATTTTGGCGTAAAGACGGTTTGACTGTTGTTCGGATTGAAGGATTTCGTTGGGGTACATTTTACGGAGAATTCGATCAAAGCCCGGATGTAGATCTAAATAATCCTGATGGTATTGAAATGTACAGTGAGGATGGGTGGGAACTAGATAGCCTCGACGATGGTAGCTATGCAGACTGGGAATGGCCTGATGGTATGCCCGACAACGAACGTGAGCGTTTAGACCAAATTTGGTCAGAAGATAGTTATGAAGGTCTTGAAGCAGAGGGTTGGGTCAACAGCGAAAATGAATGTTGGTTCTTTGGTCCACTGGAATTGTCTAACACAGATACCGCAGAAGTGTGGCGCGGCAACGAACAAGAAGTAAGTAGCGTGTATAGGATCATTGACATACCCGAAACAACAGACTGGTTCCCAGTAGATATTAACCCTGTGTATGTAGGACAGTACGAAGTGTCAAATGGTGTGGGCGAAGTAAGTTGGCCCTTTCCAGAATACGCAGATTGGGATGGGTCGTTGTGGAAACAGAATGGATCTACGGTTGATACTGTGGTTAAGTGGCGTGGATTATCAAAAAATCCCAATGCGGAGTAAATAGTTTTATTAAGGCATAATATGAAAATTTTAATAATCTTGGCTATCTTAGCAGTGGCATATTTGGTGTATCGGGCAGCTACTGCCGACACCCCACCTACAGCAAATTTAGTAGAAACACCCGAAGTGGAAGAAGTTTCTATGCCTAATGCAGAATTTAAAAATGCAATTCGACTTGCGGTAGGTATTGCGGTGTTGATGGTAGTGTTGATCACAGCGGCCTTTTTGTTGTAAATAAAGATGGGTACAGAATTGTATAAGGAATATCAGTGATCAAGCACCTAGAAGAAAACAACGTGGGGTATTTTGAACATTTATTTTTTGCGTTGAAGGTAGCAGGTGCATTGATAATTCACGCTGTATTGCCCTGGGTACTGGTTACATATGCATCAGATCAACTCAATGCTCGTAAACATACAGATTGATTTAAAGAATTGTTGTATGAATAACGGGTATCGAAGTGTCGTCTGCCATAAATACTTTTATGTATTTCTACGTCTATCAAATCACTAACTTAATTAACGGTAAGATTTATGTCGGTAAACATAAATCTGCCAAGAATCCGTTTGAGAACGGATATTACGGTTCCGGAAAGCAAATTACAGCCGCTATCAAAAAATACGGTATTGAGAACTTTAAGAAAGAAGTTCTACATTACTGCAATGATGCCGACGAAATGGCAGCAAGGGAATTGGAAATTGTTACAGAAGACTTTGTAAAACGACCTGATACTTATAATATGCATAAAGGAGGATACGGTGGATGGGATCATTACAATGGTAGCGGCCAACACAGCGCAAACTCGAGCAAAGGCGGAAAGATAGCTGCTAAGAAGTTAAATGAGTTTATAGCAGAACAAAAAGCCAATAATACAGAATGGTGGCAAAATTGGTATGCTAGTGTGGTAGAGCAAAATCGTGTTAAAAATAACAACGGATGGTGCAATCATACGCCAGAAGAATATCAAGCCCGAAGAAAAACTCAAAGTGCTATTACAACTGGACCAGGTAATAGTCAATACGGAAGGATTTGGATATCAAATGTGTTAACTAAGGAAGTTAAACGTTGTAATATTAACGAAGTTATTCCAGAAGGATGGGCCAGAGGGAAGAAAGGACATCAACCTAAGAAACTTTGGGTAAATAATGGTGTTAAGGAACATTATATCTTGTTTGAAAAAGAGCAAGAATATAAACTTAAAGGGTTTAGTTGTGGTAGACTTAAAACAAGTATGCCACAAAATAAAATTGTAGTATAACGCCAGAGACGAAACGTTGGCAAGACGGGAGGGGCAGTGCCTCCCCAGCTCCACCAAAAGCATTCTCCTCAAGTAACTGATGACGATTGTTCAAGAGATGAGAAAGAGTTTAGAATGCTTCTGATGGGGCTGATTTAGACTCGATTGCCAGATTATTAATCAAAGGATCTACTCGAGACAGAGACTCGTTAAAAGTAAAAAACCAATAAATGCTAATGACGAAAGTTTTGCATTAGCGGCCTAAACACCGCTTAGGGTAGTTATACCTAGTAACAGAAAATAACAGGGCTACTTTCGGGTAGCCCTTATAGTTTATAAGCTAAATATAAGTATAATCTAAGGAGATACATTGTGTCATTTGAAGGTACTTTTAGCTTTCCTCATATGGAAATTGACGGTGTATTAAAGAAAGTTTCTGTCTCACAGTGGGCCGCAGCTACACTATCAGCAGAAGACTACACAAAATTTGAAGCAGCAGCTGAAAGAGATTCAGCTCATTGGGCCACAGCAGAAGCTGCCGGTCACGTGGTTAAAACAGTGACCGGAGATGGTATGCATTTTGTCATCAATGAAACTGTTGAGAACGACGAAGAATACGCAGAGTTTATGCAACGGATGCTAGCCGATCCAGCAGTAACTTGGCCCGGCCCCGGCACCAAACCAATCTATTAATCAATCAAATTTAAGCCCAGTAATCTGGGCTTACTCTAATGTAAACCATATTCCCAGTCAAAACTACATTTCACCAAAAGATAGCAATCTTTAGAGAAAATATTTGACTTGCAGAGAAAAAGGCTACATAATATAACACAAGAAGTTATTTTTAAACCTAAAGGAGAAGTAATGAAGTTTACTCATAAAATGCTGGCAGCAGCTCTACTGGCTCTGGGCGTTGGCTCAGGTGCAGCTCAAGCACAATCGTCTGTGACCTTGTATGGTATTTTGGATGGCGGTCTTCGCTACCAATCAATCAGCTTGGCCAATGGCGATGGCGCTACTAATTTTGGTGGAGCATATGGTGTACAATCCGGCAACCGTTTTGGAATTCGCGGTGTCGAAGACCTCGGCGGCGGTAACAAAGCTACGTTCGTACTCGAAAACGGTTTCGACCTCGGCAACGGTACTAGTCAGCAAGGTGGTCGTATGTTCGGCAGAGCTGCCTGGGTAGGTCTCGAAAACGCAGGCTGGGGCGATGTTCGTTTAGGTCGTATGACTAACTTGGCTAGCGACTGGCTAGTAGGCGCAGTAGATCCGTTTGCATCTGGATTCGGTCAGCTAAACATGGGTCACGCATTTACTTCTGGTAATACAGTACGTCTTGATAATACCTTGATGTATCGTAGCCCAGTAATGAGCGGCATTCAAGCTGGTTTAGGCTACTCGTTTGCAACAGGCTTGGCTTCCAATGGTGGCACAACAGGTTATGGTTTTGAAACTTCCAATAACTCACGTCAACTCACAGCTGGCTTAAAGTATGCCAACGGTCCAGTTTACGCTGTTGCTGCTTATGACAAGGCCTATGCTGCTGATTCATCAGCTCAGAGCGGTCAGTCCATTAACAGTTGGAACCTAGGTGCTTCATATGACCTGAAGGTTGTTAAATTAGCAGCTGGTTATGGCCAGACACGCGACGGCTTCTGGGCCGGATCAGGTGCTGGTGCCACTGGTGCTTCATTGGCAACAGGTCCTAACGGTAACACAAACGCCTTGGTTTTTGCACCGGGTGTTGGCTACAACAGCTATATTGTTGGCGCCACTGTTCCTGTAAATGCAGTAAGCCGTGTGTTGTTGTCTTGGACAATGATTGCTCCTAACACCAATATGAAAGATGCGTACAATGCACAGAACCAAAGTTCATACAACTTAGGTTACACATATGACTTTACCAAGCGTACAAACCTGTACACTTATGTAGGTCAGAGTGTAAACTACGCCACTGTCGACACTGCCAAGAGCACTGTCGTTGGTGTTGGTATGCGTCACCAGTTCTAATCTAAGAGGATAATATGAAAGCATTATTGGCAATTCTATTATCCTCTGTTACTTTCCTGGCCTCTGCTCAAGGCACGCCAGGTTATGTAACAGCAGGTGACGGCTCAATTGTAAAAACTGGTTCAGGACTTTGTCTGCACACAGGATCGTATACCGCTGCCAACGCAGTTAAAGGTTGTGACCCTGTTGCTGAGCCTAAAGCACTAGCACCAGTGACATTAAGTGGTGACACATTGTTTGAATTTGATTCAGCTGCATTGACTGCAAAAGGTCAGGAAACATTGAATCGATTGATCAAACATATTACTCCCGCTAGTTCGGTGACTATGGTAGGACACACAGACCGAATTGGTACAACGTCGTACAACCAGAAGCTAAGTCAGCAACGTGCTCAGGCCGCAGCTGACTACTTGAATGCCAAAACTGGCTTCAAGGCCAAGTTTCAGGTAACAGGTGTAGGTTCCAGTCAGCCTTCGGGCAAGACCGCAGCCTGTGCTGGTATCAAGGACTTTGCCAAGTTAAAGGCTTGTTTGGCACCAGACCGTCGAGTAGTTATCACAGTAAAATAATGCTGTAGTAATACAGCACTTTTCAGCCCTGTTATCAGGGCTTTTTTACGGAAATCGAAATGTTCTTCACTATCGGTACCAACATAGATACAAAGTTTCCAAACAATCATTTTATTGACGAGTTATGGATCAACTTGGACAATGGATGGGCTCGCGGTGGATCAACATTTTTTAAAGGGTATCAAGATAATTTTTGTAAAATAATTGTCGACTCAGCAGGTGCTAGAATCGAGCATAGCATAAATCGTAGCTTTCCATTATGGTGCGAACACGGATCAATTAGTAATCTCAACCCCACTGCAACTCAGGTCTGGTCGGACGATACTGTCAGAATAGATTCTTTGGGTCGGATTACTTTAGGTAAACTTGACATTGATTTAACAATGCCCACTGAAGTATTAACTGTTCAACAGGCCGTTGATCGCATTGGTCAAATACTTGACAGTAAATTAAATGCTGTACCTTACGGGGTAAAATTATTTTGTTCGGGCGGTGTGGATACCTTACTTTTATACAGTATGCTTCCTGAGTTCGAACTAGTAACCGAAGAACATTTTGATTCAGATCAATTTACGGATGCTAATAAATCATCATTGCAACAATTCTGGAGCTATAATCAAATACATCATTGGACCAGTCCAACCTGGCTAGCAACCGGAAGTCACGGGGATGAATATTTTCTTAGAGGGCCTGCGGCAATCAGTATGTTGACTGCCTGGCACAATATCAATTTTGCTCAACTATTAGCTGAAAATCCCAACTGCTATCATTATCATCATTTCGGTAAGTATTCAGATTTATGGAATAGTTCTTGGGAAAATCGACATCAACTGCAACAGGCATATCCAACAATTGAGGATCTTAATCGCCAGATTTTAAATATGCTAGTCAATGATTATCAGCATTGGCACTTGGGCAACACCTTGACGTGGACCCCGTTTAAAGACCTCGAAATTGCAAAAATACTGCTACAATGTCCTGTGCAAGAGCTGATTCCGCAGTTTCTTGACGCCAAAATTTCCAAGGATTTGATTGTTGCATATAACCCACAGATTGTCGGCTGTGTAAGCAAGTATAAAAACCACAATAGTAGCGAAAATATACCAAAATTAGTGGAATATTACAGGGATTTTGGTTGATCCGAAATTCCATTAATTGTATACTAGTAGTACAGTAAACAAACGGAGCAAAAAATGAGTGCAAAAATGGACTGGTTTAATAGCCGTTACAGCGATTCAGACTTAGCTGATATTCTTAGCGATTATAGCAAGAGCGTGTTTGGGTATCGTAACCGTATGTTTGGTGCAGGCCGCTGTACTCTTGTTCGTGAACTTGAAGCTTTGGACGCTACAGTAGCGGCAATGAAGGCTGACCCTGCCCAACGCGAAGCAATGAAAGAGCAAGGCTGGCATTTCGATTGACCCGAAATTCCATTAATTGTATAATAGTAGTACAGTAAACAAACAGGAGCAGTAAATGGATTACTTGATCAAAATGGAACTAGCTAAAGCCAACATTGCTCGTGCTATTGCTGAGTTAAAAGAAGTTGACGGGCTAGAGTATATGGTTGAGCAGTTGCAAGAAATGAAGATGGAATTAAGTGAAGAAATTACAGAGTACAAACAGCACTCAGAATTAGAGTAGGTTGACCCGAAATTCCATTAATTGTATAATAGTAGTACAGTAAACAAACCGGAGCAGAAAATGATTACAGAAAAAATTGAAAAGAATGACGTTATTCGTTCATATGATTTCAAACCTATGTATGGTCGTCCTGACTGTTTTGTAGAGGGTCGTGTGATTGAACTGACCAATGAGCGCGGTTATGCTGCCATTAAAATCCGTGTGTTGGTAGATGAGTTTGATGGCAAGCGGTTTGAAGAACGCGGCCGCGACGGCCGAGTTGGTGAGATTGTGTTTGTACCGTTACAAGTATCCTATAATGAATACCCCGGCCGTGTTATGAATCTGACTCGTATCTAAATCCATAGTGAGAGACATTATGGCCTTACTTAAAAGTATTAGCATATACTTTGAGGCCTTGTGTTTCTTTTTGGTGTTGGTGCTAGCTGTTCGTGCTATAATTGATATGCGAGGTGACCGATGAAATTCTTCCAAGAAACTACAGTATGGCCCGACACTACCCCAAATCACACGTACCTATTAAGCAATAATAAAGAATATGCCCACGGGTACATCAAAGCAGGTACCAGCGACCTGTTTACTTTTAAATCCAAGTATCGATTTGGTACCAAAGGACGCAAGTTTCGAGAAGTCACTGGCTACTCATTGCCTAACATTGAAGAACCAAAACCCGAAGGTCAAGTTTGGGAAATTGTCGGCAGTCGCGGCGACAAATATCTAGTCCAGAAAATAGACAATATGCTACAATGTACTTGTTCGGGATTCAAATTCCGCGGTAGCTGTCGACACGTTAAACAAATTGAGGAGCAGGCATAATGATATGCCCATTGTGCAACACCAAGTTAGTGACTTTCAAGTACGAGGGCTACTACGATTCTTTTTACGGCTACAAGTGCGCTTGCGAGACTTTGCCCAAAGAGGCAGACTCTGTGGCCATAACTGGTGCCTATGCATTTGGCAATGATTGGGAAGAGGAAACAGCGTAATGACAACACGTCACCGAGGTACTGGAACAGCAAGGCGCAGTAAATGAGTGATGCTAAACAAAAAGAAATTCCAGTGCATTGTGATATATTAGGACGTACAATCAATGTGGGCGATTGTGTTGCTATGCCAATGATGAATAGTTTGCAAATTGCAAAAGTTAGTAAACTAAATCCTAAAATGGTACAAGTGTCAAGGATTGGTTCAAGATACACCACTAACAAATACCCCAGTGATTTAGTAATTTTAGATTCGCAAGATGTTACAATGTTTATTTTAAAAATGGTGAAATAATGGGTTTAGATCAATACGCATACTGTGCAATGCAAGCAGGCGTTATGGACGAGTACTATAGCGACGAAAATCACGACAAACAAGATGACAATCCGACTAAGCTCAGTAAACCACGAGAATTGGCTTACTGGCGTAAGCATCCGAATCTTCAAGGTTGGATGGAACAATT